GGTGGTACAGGTTTTAGTAATTCTGATTTTGAAGATAAAAATTTTCAAGTTATAACAGTTCCAACTACAGGAACATTTACAATCACACAATCTAGTAATGCAGGCGCAACTGTATCTACAGGTGGTAGTTTAAGTATTAAACCTTTTGAACCTGTGGGCCCAAGAGCACAATCATATGGATATGGTTGGGGTATAGATTCATGGAGTACAGGTAACTGGGGTGAAGCAGCCTCTGCATCGAGTGTATCACTAGAACCTGGATTATGGTCATTAAGTAATTTTGGAGAAGTATTAGTTGCAACTGTTGCAAACGGTAAAACTTTTACATGGAATGCTGGAGCAGGATCACCTTTAACAACAAGAGCATCTACAACAACAACTAATTTTCAAACAGGTAATAATCCTACAGCTAGTAGAGTAACTTTAATATCTCCAACAACAAGACACTTAATACACTTAGGCACAGAAACAACTATTGGAACTTCATCAACACAAGACGATATGTTTATAAGATTTTCTGACAGAGAAGATATTAACACTTATACGCCAACTGCTACTAACACAGCAGGTTCTCAAAGATTACAAGATGGTACAAAAATTTTAGCTGCAACAAAAGCTAAAGAAAATATTTTAGTGTGGACAGATAATGCTTTATATACAATGAAATTTGTAGGAGCACCATTTACATTTGGTTTTGAACAAGTTGGTACAAACTGTGGTATTATAGGTAAGAATGCTGCAGTTGAAATAGATGGTGCCGCTTTTTGGATGTCAGCAAAAGGTTTCTTTTTATTTGATGGTACAGTGAAATCTCTCCCTTGTTCTGTAGAGGATTTTGTATATGATAATTTTGATACAACAAAAGGCCAACAAGTATACGCTGGTTTAAATAATTTGTATACAGAAGTTATTTGGTATTATCCTTCAAGTGGTGCAGACTATAATGATAAATATGTTGTTTATAATTATGGAGAAAACACTTGGTATACAGGAACAGAGGCAAGAACTTCTTGGATAGATGCAACAGTATATCAAAATCCTTTTGCTACAAAATATGATTCTTCTGCATCAGGAACTTTTCCTGTAATTGTAGGTGAATCAGGTCTAGGACAAACGACTTATTTTGAACACGAAGTAGGAACTGATCAAGTTAATCCAAACGGAACTACAACAACTGTTACTTCTTTCATACAATCTTTTGACTTTGATATAGCTAATCCACAAATGGGAGAAGGAGAAGTTTTCTTGGCTGTTAGGAGATTTATACCAGATTTTAAAAATCTACAAGGAAATGCAAAAGTTACAATGGCAGTGAAAAGATTTCCTCAACAATCTCAAACAACCACTTCATTAAGTCCGTTTACAATTACCTCTTCAACGAATAAAAAAGATACACGTGCTAGAGGTAGATATGTAAATATTAAGATAGAAAATGATGCAGCTAGTGAATCATGGAGATTTGGCACATTTAAGATAGATATACAACCAGACGGTAGAAGATAATGGCTAAGATAACAATAAGAGTACCAGAACCAAAACAACAATATGATGTATCGAATCAAAAACAGATTAATAGATCATTGGCTAGTATTGTAGAACAACTAAATTCTACGTATTTAAACGAATTAAAAGAGGAGCAGGAACGATTTACCTGGTTTTTAGGTGGCTAATATATATACAAATGTAAAGTCAGATTTGACAACTAACACAAATACTAGTATTTTTACCGTTCCAGCGGCTACAACTGCTATTATTAAGTCTTTTATAGTGTCAAATGACTCAGGATCTGCTGATGCTATACAGGTTGAAGTGCTCAACACAACAGGAAATGTGTTTAGCCTATTTAAAAGCAAGGCTGTTGGAGCAAATACTACTGTAGATTTGCTAACAAATCCGTTAATATTAACGGAAAACGAGCAGATAAAAGTACAGGCAACCACTGCAGATAGATTGCATGTAATTTTATCTATGTTACAATTGAATAGGGATTAGATTATGGCATTTAAAGAACCAGGCTCAGTTCGCTACGAAACAATAAATGGCAAAAAAGTGCCTGTTGTTGAATGTGAGGCTGAGATAGTTTTAAGAAATACAAAAACAAATTATGAGTATTCTTCTGATAAAGAGGCAGAAGATGATATTGCAAACCCAGAAACAGATACAGTAAGAGAAGATGTTACTAGATCGGTTAAAATTAAAGTAGCGGAGATGCCACCACTAGGTGCTGCATCAGATGAATAATTATGGCAATCAATAGAACAATGATGAAAAGACAACTATACGAGGACGGGGGTCTGGGGTTAGTGCCTAGAGAACAATATGGCCTTGGTAGTTTTCTTAAAAAAACTTTTAGAAAAGTTACAAAACCTTTTGTAAAGGTAGCACAAAAATTAGTACCAAAAGAAATAGCTAAACCTTTAATGGTAGCTGCTCCTTTTTTAGGCCCATATGCTCCACTGATCTACGCAGCAGGTTCAGCAAAAGCGACAGGTAGAATAGATCCAGTAAAGTTAGCATTAACAGCTGCACCCTACGTTAAGTTTGAGGGTATCAAACCAGTTGGTTATGGTGGATCTAAATATGGAATATTTGGTGGAGACGAAGTTGGATTTGGTAAAAGAAATATATCCCCTGCACAAGATCTTGATGTAACTCCTGGACTTAAACCAGAAGGAGATCTAGCAGGAACTAGTTTAGCACAAAAAATAGATCAAGGTGCTAGCAAACAATTTGAAGCATTAGCTAAAGGTGAGGGTAAAACAGCGAGTATAAAAGAGATTGGAGCAGAAATATTAACTGATCCTAAAACTATAGTATCAGGTGGTGTATCACTTGCCTCATACATAGATGCTCAGAAAAAATTAAAAGAGGATCAAGGCTTAGAATTTACAGAAGCTGATTATGATAATGCAGTAAATGAATTTTATTCTAAATACAAAGGATCATTTGAAAGAGGCTTTGGTCAAACAGGTGGCATAGCACAAACTCGTAAAAATTTTGCTTTAGGTGGAGATGACGATGAGTTACCCGAAGATCCAACAAAACCTGTTAATCCTTTTCAACCTAAACCTATAGGCCCTGTATTACCTGATAAGATGGCAGAGAGTCGTCCATCACAATTATTCAAACTTCTAGAAGAGGCAGAGGCTGCGGGAGATGATGATAAAGTCAAAGAGATTAAATCAGATTTGTTTAGAGAGTTTGGAATAAGATTAGCAAAAGGTGGTAGGGTAAAACTAGAAGACGGCACTACTATTACACCTATGGAAAAACCAGAACAGACAGAAGAGAATACTATAATCCCTATGGATACATTTGAATCAAAAATCAATAATGCTGTTATGGGTATTAGAGGTGGTATAGATAAAGATCTTATGGCTGAGATGTTAGAAAATCAAAGAATAGAGTTAGGTATACCTGAAGAGGATGCTAAGATGGCAGTTCAGAATTTTATGCTTCGTTTACGAAAAGGACTTAAATAATGCCTAAAAGTGTAGAGGAAAAAGCAAGGGAAGCATATGAAAGTGAATATGGCAGAACTAGCGATGGTAAAATTATATATGTAAAGGATTTATATAGTGGTGGTTTTGACGAATTTTTAGAAATTTTTAGAAGAGACTATCATGCAGAGGGTGGTTTGATAAAACGTGTAGGACTTAGAGGTGGTAAGGATGCTGCTCAATCTGATTTTGGTGCAGGGCCAGGTGAAACAAGTTCTGATGCAGGATTTGCTAACACTAGCCCATCTAGAGTAACAGAGATAAACATAGGAGATGCACCTACTGTATTTGATATTAATAAAATTGGCGACCCATCACAAAATCCTAAATCAAAAAATGTTAATGTTAGAGATGATAGATTCTCTGGATATGTTCCATCATTTACACCTAAACCTACTTTTAAAGATAAGGTGATTAGTAAAGGTAAAAGTTTTGTAAAGTTTGCAACACCATTTTTGACAAACATAGCTTTTGCTAATTTACCTTCTAATGTTAGAAAAGGAATTGGTTTATTTAATTTAGCAAAAAATTTAGATAAAATAGCTGACATGACTGCAGAAGAAACCTTAGATGAATCCATGTCACTTACAGACGAAAATAGAGAAGAATTTAAAGGTGGGGGTATTAAAAATATCCCTATACGAAGCAATAAATATGGTGTAAAAGAGTTAGATTACAGGAAATCTGGTGGCTTTGTACCTATTGGTGTCAAA